TAGCTTTTTGATTTCATCGATCGTTGATTGCTGTAGGGTTTTAAGCCCAGCGATCCGTGAAAAGCTTTTAGACTTTTCACATACGGGGTAAATTCTATTTACCCCGTAGATATTTTTTATTTGAACGATTAGTTTCATCATGTTGTCCAATGTTGATTATAGCCAAATAGTTTTGCTATTCTATCAGCTTGCTTTTTTAATTGTTCCATACACAATTCTTTTTCTCTAGCCGTCATTACGTTTTGTTCGTAAGCATCGGGGTGCTCCAAACGATAATAGTATTGGGATATCATATCCAACAACATATCTTGCGCCCATTGTTTTGGAGTTGATTTTTCATACTCCAATTGTTTAGTTTCTTCGTTGAATTGTTTTACTTTTCTAATCATCTTCCTTACCTTTTGTTAGTTGTTAATAATATTTATAATACTTACTTACCCCTTGAAAGCGATAAGACAAATTGTCGCACCACGATTCGCGAATCGTAGGGATCCTAAAAGTTTGTCAATATGACATATTGTCGCACCCCCCTGCGACCTTTTGTCGCACGTGGCCGGCGGGCCCACCCTATACCCAACTTTTAGACATTTACTTGCTAAAAATAGAAAATGGTATTAAGTTATGGGGGTACCCCTAAAAATTTAAATTTTGGTACAAAACAGAAGCCTGAAAAAATTCTGCAAAAATTTTTATGAAACAAGAACTAATTGATAAGCTACCTCCTGACGTTAAGAAAGAGTTCATGAAGTATGCTATCAAGCTCTCCGAGAAGAAAACTCAAAGCAAAGTTAAAAACGATTTTCTATCTTTTGTAAAACATGTATGGCCTGAATTTATTGAAGGTAAACATCATACAGAAATAGCAGAAAAATTTAATCGTTTAGCAAGTGGTGAGTGCAAACGATTAATTATCAATATGCCCCCTAGGCATACGAAGTCAGAGTTTGCGTCTTATCTCTTACCCTCTTGGATGGTAGGACGTAAACCTAATTTAAAAATAATTCAAACGACCCACACTACAGAACTCGCGATCCGCTTTGGACGTAAAGCTAAAAATTTAATTGATACCCCCGAATACCAATCCGTTTTCAAAACAAGATTACGAGAGGATAGTCAAGCCGCTGGTAAATGGGAAACTGAACAAGGTGGTGAATACTACGCAGCCGGTGTTGGATCGGCCATAACGGGCCGTGGTGCGGATTTACTTATCATCGATGATCCACATTCGGAACAAGATGCACTTAATCAACAAGCTTTAGAGCGAGCTTATGAGTGGTATACATCAGGACCACGACAACGTCTTCAACCTGGTGGATCAATTGTAGTGGTTATGACAAGATGGAATACAAAAGATCTAACCGGTATGTTAATCAAATCTCAAAAAGAATTAAAATCAGATCAGTGGGAAGTTGTAGAGTTTCCGGCAATCATGCCATCAGGCGATCCTGTTTGGCCTGGGTATTGGAAGTTAGATGAATTAGAAGCTGTTAAAGCATCACTGTCCGTGGGTAAATGGAATGCACAATGGATGCAAGATCCAACGTCAGAAGAAGGATCTATTATTAAACGTGAGTGGTGGAACATTTGGGAGAAAGGTTATATTCCAAAATTAGAACATATCATTCAAAGTTATGATACGGCTTTTCTTAAAAAAGAAACCGCTGACTATTCAGCGATTACAACGTGGGGCGTCTTTTATCCAAACGAGGACAGCGGACCGGCTCTTATTCTATTAGATTCACATAAAGAACGATTAGAGTTTCCTGAACTACGTAAAGTTGCTTTCGAGCAATATAAATATTGGAATCCTGATACGGTCATCATTGAGGGTAAAGCTTCTGGAATGCCTTTAACATATGAGTTGCGAAAGATGGGGATACCTGTTATAAATTTCACTCCTAGCAAAGGTAATGATAAACATGCTAGGGTAAACGCCGTTGCCCCACTATTTGAGTCAGGGCAAATTTGGGCGCCTGATCATAAGTTTGCAGAAGAGGTGATTGAAGAATGTGCAGCGTTTCCGTATGGAGACAATGACGATTTAGTTGACAGTATGACTCAAGCTGTGATGCGGTTTAGACAGGGAGGTTTTATCACGCATCCAGAAGATGAAAAAAATGAAAACAATTTTAGAAAACAGAATCCAGAGTATTATTAATCTATGCCATTAGCCGCACCCCTTATATTACCCTTTGCAGATTTAGCTGGTATTACCATCGCCGGTCTAGGTATGGCTGCAGCATCTAAAAAAGTTAGTGATTTTATTTCTGCTAATCCAGAAGCAAGTATGGAAATATTAAATATGATTGTGCCTGGTAGCAAAGGATTAGAAACTTTATTTAAAAAGAAAGCAAAAGAAGATAGTGATGATGAAAGTGTAGAAGTTGCACCTGAAGACAAAACTAGAGAAGAACGAGCTAAAGAGATGAAAAAAAGATTTAAAGAGGGCAAAGGAGATAAAAGAGAGATTGGTAAAAAAGGATTCGAAGAAGTTATTAAACCAGTTAAAGATATAGAAGATTTATTAGAGGGAGAAGAAAGATATGATGGTAGCTTGGAAGATGCACCTAAACCAAAGTTTGATTATAAAAAATTCTTTAGAAATAGAAACGCGGACGGCGGTAGAATTGGTTTTGATGTAGGAGGATCCGTTATAGGAAAAGTTGCTAATTTCTTTTTTGATGAAGAAGGTAATGCTTCTGAAGCACTACAAAGAGCTAAATTTGAAATTAGTAAATTTATAAGCGGTATGGGAACTGATTTAGAAACAGGAGCTGAATGGTATAATAAATTAAAACCAGAGGAACAAAGAGAAATAATAGAAGAAAAAATGAAATACAGGGAAGAAGGAGAACTTGGAGGTGTCCCTGTCTATGATGAAAAGTATGCAGGCAAATTTGGTATTGGAGGAAATTACGCGGACGGCGGTAGAGTTCCATATCAATCAGGTGGAATTTTAGATGGTGTTAAAAATATTATAGGTGAAGGATTAGATTTAGGAGCAGGTGCTGGTAAATTTTTATTAGGTGCTGCATCAGGTATACCTGGCGCTGGATTATTATTATCGGGTTTGAGTAAACTAGGTCAACCTACAATTTCAAATTTAGCACAACAAAACTTTCTAAATACTAGTGGTGCAGAGGTTGATGATCTTGGAAGATTAACAAGTGGTATCATGCAAGGTTATAATACAAGATTTGATTTATCACCTAGAGCAAGAGCTAGAATATCTGCAATAGAAAAATTAGGTTTAACACCAGAACGAAGAACAAAAATAGATTCATTAAATGAATTTATAGCACAACAAGAAGCAGCACAAGCTGCAGCCGCTGCAGCAGCATCTGACTCTCAAAGAGCTAGAGAAGCTTTCTTAAGTATCTCACAAGGTGAAGGAGGATATTCTGGAAGTAGTGGTCCAACTTCTGCAGGAGCAGGTATGGGTGTTGGTGGTGGATATGCATCTGATTATGGATTTAAAGATGGTGGTGTTATAACACTTTTCGTGGAGACTAAATAATGAATATTAAATATAACGACGTTATTGGAGCTTTTGTTAATACAGCAAATGATGAACCTGTAACGCAAGCAGAATTATTAGCATGGGCTGCAGAAAACCCATTACCCATTGATGAACCTAAAAAGTCAAACCCAGCTTTAATGAATGAAGTTATTGAAAGTTTGACAGTCAAAGAAACACCTGATACTACTGAAGTAGGTGTTGAAACAATTACAGATAAAGGATAAAATATCTCATGGCTACAATAGATAAATCTTTGCCCAATCAAAAAACGACTGTAGAGCTTCCAGGAGAAGCGGAGATCGAAGAGGCAGTAAAAGAAAAAGTTGAAGAAGTACAAACCGAAGGCGGACCTGTTGAAGTAACAATGGACGAAGAAGGTGGAGCAGAAGTTTCTTTTGATCCAGCTGTTGCATCCGTTGAAGGGGGTGAAGATCATTTTGAAAACCTAGCAGAATTTATAGGTGATGGTACTTTAGATGAATTAGGTTCAAAACTTGTCGATCAATACACAGAATACAAAGAATCAAGAGGAGACTGGGAACAGTCTTACAGAGAAGGTTTAGAATTATTAGGTTTCAAATACGAGAGAAGAACAGAACCTTTTAGAGGTGCATCAGGTGTTAATCACCCTGTTCTTGCAGAAGCAGTCACACAATTTCAAGCACAAGCTTATAAAGAATTATTACCAGCTGATGGTCCAGTGAGAGCACAAATTTTAGGAGATGTGAATTCACAAAAACAAGACCAAGCTAATCGAGTTAAAGATTTTATGAATTATCAAATCATGGATCAGATGAAAGAATATGAACCAGAGTTTGATCAAATGCTTTTCTATCTACCCCTGTCCGGCTCTACTTTCAAGAAAGTTTATTATGACGATCTTTTAGGTAGAGCCGTATCTAAATTTGTACCGGCGGATGATTTAATTGTCCCATACTCGGCTACATCTTTAGATGACACAGATGCTATTATTCACGTTGTAAAAATTTCTGAAAACGATTTAAGAAAACAACAGGTTGCAGGATTTT